ATTCTTCAAATTTAGAGTTGTTTTAACTTCAAGTGATTTAGCTTCAACCCCTGTTGTAGAAGAAGTTTCAGTTACAATAGATATGGAAGATAGAATATTTAGTGATAATGATATAAGTTCAGGTGCTGGAACTAAAACTGTTACATTTACAAACCCTTATAAAACTGTTAATTATTCAGTTGGTATTACAGGAGAAGATATGTCAACGGGAGATTTTTTTATTGTAGAATCAAAAACAATCAATGGTTTTAACGTAACATTCAAAAATTCAAGTGGTTCAGCAGTATCTCGAACATTTGATTTTATTGCAAAAGGGTTTTAAAAAGGATATAAGAAAACATTATGGCACAACACGATTATAATATAGCAAACGCATCATTCCCAACAGTTAGAACAGATATTAACAATGTTTTATCTGCTATTAATTCATCTAATTCAGGTTCATCAAGACCAAGTGGTGCTGTCGCTGGAACAATTTGGCTAGACACTTCAGGTGGTGTAACAGCACATATTCTTAAATTTTATGATGGTGGTGCTGATATTCCTTTAGCAACAATTAACACCACAGCAAACACAGTTGATTTTACAGATTCAACAGTAACATTTGATATAGTCAATGACACCTCTCCTCAACTAGGTGGAAATTTAGATACTAATTCTCAAAATATTGTAATAGATGATGCTCATGGAATATTAGACGAAAATAATAATGAGCAAATTGTTTTTCAAACAACAGCTTCAGCAGTAAATCAATTTGATATTACCAACGCATCAACAAGCAATAATCCTATTGTCGAAGCAACTGGTACAGATACAAATATCGGAGTTGATATTAAAGTTAAAGGTTCAGGAGAAGTAGTTATAGGTAGTGGTGCTGGTTCTGCTGGTTTAACAACTAAAGGCGCACACGATTTAGTTCTTGATACAAATGCTGGAACAAACTCAGGTAACATCACAATAACTGATGGTGCAAATGGTGCAATAGATTTGACAACAAATGGAACAGGTGCAATTAAATTTAATGATATGGCTTATGTTCCACAACAAGCATTAACATCATCTTCAAATGCAGTAGCTTGGGATGCACAAGCTAAATCAAACGCATATCATATCACAACTGAAAACACGACTTTTTCTGCACCAAGTAATGCAGTTGAAGGTGCTTTTATTTGTGTTGAAATTAATTATAATGGTAGCCACAGTATTGGTTGGAATACAGTTTTTGAATTTGGAGCTTCAACTGCACCAACATTTACTTCGTCAGATGGTAAAACGGACATCATGGTTTTTAAATACAATGGTGCTATATGGCAAGAAGTAGGTAGAACAATAAATTTAAGTGAAAGTTAAAATATGTACGCATTAGTAGAAGATGGTTCAATAACTAAAATAATAAATAATCCTAAAGCTATGGTTATAGGAGATGTAAGATACCCAGCTAAAATATTTCAGTTGTGGTCAGCTTCAGAATTAAATGCAATAGGTATTTACGAAGTAGTCTTTGACGACAGTAATAAAAAAGATGAAAAATGGTATATTAATACTAATCAATCTTTTGCATTTGCTGATGGAACAGTTACCGCTTCTTATGGAACTGCTACTGCAAAGGCACATGCTGATGTTTTATTTACAGAAGATGATGAAACTGATGGTTTAGGTATTGAGGGAGAAGTTGCTACTAGAGGATTAAAATATAATTTAATTAAAGATTTAAAAATAACAGTTGCTAATATTCTTGCTGAAACTGATTGGTACATAACTAGAAACACAGAAAAATCTACTGCTATACCAAGTGCTATTACAACTCACAGAGATGCAGTTAGAACTAAACAAGCAGAAATGGAAACTGCAATTACAAATGCAAGTGATACTCCAGCTTTAGAAACTTTACACACATACACTACTGATAGTGATGGTGTTCAATCAAGACCATTAGGTGAACTTCCAATATTGGAGAGTTAATGATAATTCTTGGAACTAATTCCATAAAAGATACTGGCTTTGATGTAGATAATTCCTGTATGTTTAATACTGCGAGTAATCAAGAATTAACAAAAAGTATATCATCAACAAGTAATAGAAGAACAGGAACATTATCTGCTTGGGTAAAATTATGTGATATAAGTGGAACAGCACAAGCCATTTTTTCAAATTTATCAGGTGGCACAAATAGATTTTTAATAAGTTTTGAAAGTGGCTCAATACTTAAAATAGGTAATAGAGCATCAGGAACTTATGATTTAGATTATAGAACTAATAGAGTTTTTAAAGACCCATCAGCTTGGCTACATGTAGTTGTAAGAATAGATACAACACAATCATCTTCTGGTGATAGAGTAAAATTATGGATAAATGGAGTTGAAGAAACTAGCTTTTCATCATCAGTAACACCATCACAAAATAGTGATACTCAATTAAATTTAAGTGGTCACGACAGTAAAGTAGGTGGTGGAAATAAACTTAATGGATATTTAGCAGAAGTATTTTGGTTAGATGGACAAACATTAGCACCAACAGACTTTGGGGAATATGACGAAGATAGTGGAATATGGAAACCAAAAAATGTTTCAGGATTAACTTTTGGAACAAACGGATTTTATGTAGACTTTGAAGATAGTTCAGCTTTAGGTACAGATAAATCAGGAAATGGAAATAATTTTACAGCATCTAATCTATCCGCAACAAATCAAGCTATTGATACACCAACGAATAATTTTGCTGTAAATAATAAACTTTCTAATATAGCTTCAAGATGGACTTTTACAAATGGGAATAATACTATTCAACACGCAAATGGTGGTGCTTGGACAGCTATGATTTCTAGTATTGCACCTGCTGTTGGAAAATATTATATGGAAACAAAAATTACTGGTGGAGCTTCAAGAACTATGTTTGGTGTGATGAGTGCAGATACCAATATTATGGGTTATGAAACTAACCTTAATACTATTTGTTTATATTATAATTTAAGTGGTGGAGAATTTCAACAAAGTGGTGGAGTAACTTCAGGAAATAATTATGGTACTTTTGCTGATAATGATACTGCTGGAATTGCACTTGATTGTACTAATAATAAAATTGCAATATACAAAAATGGAAGTGCGTTAGTCACTAACCATACTATACCAGCAACAGTAACTGGTTTTATAGGATTTGGTTTTACTTCAGACAGCAACAGTACTGTTTATCAATGTAATTATGGCTCACCATATTATGCAATTTCATCTGGCAACGCAGATGCTAATGGTTATGGAAACTTTGAATATGCAGTACCAAGTGGATATTATGCACTATGTACTAAAAACTTAGCGGAGTATGGATAATGGCTTTTAATAAATTAAAAGGAATATAAATATGGCTTATACAACAATAGACGATCCAACAGTTTATTTTAATACTGTACTTTACGCAGGTAATGGTTCAACTAATGCAATTACAGGTGTAGGTCATGCACCTGATTGGGTTTGGATTAAACAAAGAAGTGGATCAAGATCACATATGTTGTTTGATGCAATTAGAGGAGCAACTTATAGATTATCTTCTGACACAAATGAAGCTAATGGTCAGTATTCAACTTCATTAACTGCATTTGGTAGTGATGGTTTTACTTTAGGAGCTTTTAATGATGTAAATGAAAGTTCAAACACTTTTGTTTCTTGGAATTGGAAAGCTAATGGTTCAGGTTCAGCTAATACAGTAGGTGTTATAGATTCTACTGTATCGGTTAATGCAACAAGTGGTTTTACAATAGTCAAATGGGTAGCCACAGATGAAAATACAACAATAGGACATGGATTAGGTGTTGCACCAAAAGTAATAATTGTAAAATCAATGACAAGTACACAACCTTGGATTATGGGTCATGGTAGTCTGGGTTTTACAAAAAATCTTTATTTAAACCAAACTGATGCTGAAAATACATCATCTACTATGTGGGTAAATACAGCTCCAACAAGTACTGTGTTTACTACTGGAACAAATGATAACGTAGCACAAAATGGACAAACTTTTATAGCTTATTGTTTTTCAGAAGTTCAAGGATTTTCAAAATTTGGTAGTTATATTGGAAACGGAAATGCAGATGGTACATTTGTTTATACAGGATTTTCTCCAGCATTTTTATTAATTAAAAATGCTACTGATACTGAAAATTGGTATATTTTAGATAATAAAAGACCAGGATATAATACAAATAATTATTATCTATTACCTAGTACAAGTGGTGCAGAGGGAACATCTACAACTTTAGCAACCAGTCTATTAAGTAATGGTTTTAAAATTAATAATACTGACACAAGTATGAACACAACAGGAAAAACATACGTTTACATGGCTTTCGCAGAGAACCCCTTTGTAACATCAACAGGTTTACCAACAACAGCACGTTAATCAACAAAGGATATAATTATGCATCTTTCAAAACATTTTCAGCTTATAGAATTTACCAAGTCAATGACAAGTATCAGAAAGGGAATATCTAATGAAGCTGGTAGTGGAGAAATTAAAAACTTAACCGACCTTTGTTATGGAGTCTTAGAACCTGTAAGAGCAAAGTTTGAAAAACCTATTATTATAACATCAGGTTATAGATCAGAAGAACTATGCGAAGCCATAGGAAGTAAAAAAACATCACAACACGCAAAAGGACAAGCAGTAGATTTTGAGATTGCTGGTGTATCAAATTTAGCTGTTGCTCTTTGGCTCTCTAATAACGTAGATTTTGACCAATTAATTTTAGAATATTGGACAGGAGAAGCAAACTCAGGTTGGATTCATGCAAGTTTTTCTGAGGGAAGTAATAGAAAACAAGTATTAACATTTGATGGCAAATCATATACAAACGGATTACCTGACGCAAAATGGTCAGATGGAAAGTTACAAAATTAATATGGCTAAAAAAAAGAAAAAAGTTCCTAAAGGTTATCATAAAATGCCAAATGGCAAACTAATGAAAGACTCAGCTATGAAAAAAAGAAAAAGAAAATACTAATGGCTAAGAGTCCTAAAACAACAGGTGAACACATTGTTAGTTTATACGGACACGTTAAAGGTTTATCACGAGAGATAAACACAATTAAAAATAATCATCTTAAACATATCCATCAAGACATAGATAAAATTCACGACAAGTTAGATCAACGATTTGATAATATTACAAATTGGATAATTTACGGATTAGGTGCTGTTGCTTTATTAGTAATGACACAACTACTTTACATTTTAACAAAATAACAGTACAAGTAAAAATTGTATGAATCATAAAAGAATATTAGTTATTTCTGATATGCACTTGCCTTATCAACATAAGGACTCAATTACATTTTTAAAAGAAATAAAAAAAGAATTTAAACCTGATAAAATTGTCAACATTGGAGATTTGCTAGACTTTCATGCAATCTCAATGCACGAACATAATCCTGATTTATATTCTGCTGGACACGAATTAGATAAAGCCAAAGAATATATTAAAGTATTAGAAGACATATTTCCTGAAGTAATAGAAGTAGATAGCAACCATAGTAGTCTAGTATATAGACGAGCATTAAAATATGGTATGTCAAAACAATTCCTAAAACCATACGGAGAGTTCTTGGGAACTAGAAAATGGAAATGGATAGATGATTTAACTCTTACAATGTCTAATGGTCAAAGATGTTTCTTTACTCATGGAAGAAGTGCAGATGTATTAAAGGTATCACAAACTATGGGAATGAATTGTGTGCAAGGACATTATCATACTAAATTTTTAATTTCATTTTGGGCAAATCCTGATAATCTATTCTTTGCTATGAATGTAGGTTGTTTAATCAATCAAAAGTCTATGGCTTTTTCCTACGCAAAAAATTTTAAAACAAGATTCATATTAGGTTGTGGAATAATATTAAATGGAATACCAAGACTACTTCCAATGGTATTAAACAATAAAGGTAGATGGATAGGTCAGATAGTATGAAAAAGAAATGTTGTGGAAAGTATGCTTTAAAAGGCGAGAGAGCAACGGAGAGTGCGTTAGATAGACAAGAACAAGGACAACACTATCGTAATGCACCTATTCAAGCTATCGAATTTATATCAGCACATAAGCTTGATTTTATAGATGGTAATATAGTAAAATACGCAGTTCGTAAAAAAAACGGAGAGTCTGATATGGAAAGATATAAAAAGATTAAACATTATGCAGAATTAGCTATGGAGTTAAAATGTGGTTCAAATTAATAAGTAACCCTCTAACTAAAATGGTTGCTGGTAAAGTAGTAGATCATTTTAAACATAAAGCACAAAAAGTTAAAACAATAAGAGAAGCAGAAATAGAAGCTTGTAAAGAAGTTGATGTTGCTAGAATTAAATCCCAAGACAAAAGTTGGAAAGATGAAATACTACTCATTTGGTTAATAGGAATGTTAAGTACAGGTTGGTTTGAAAGCACAAGAGCAAACTTTGAAGAATGGGTAAGAATTATAAACGATCTACCTGACTCGGTATGGTATTTAGTTATTATTGTTTTTACAGCAACATTCTCAACTAAAATGACAGATAAAGTATTAAACAGAAATAAAAAAAAGTAATTTAACTTAATCTCAAATACATATATTGTAAGGTATGAAGTACGAAACAGATTATGTCATTACAGAATTAAGTATAGATTTATTAACTGATAATAACAATATTGGTAAAGCTTCATTTATATTTATAGATCAGACTCCACATTTTCCAAAAGTACAAAGCTATCTAAATAAGATTGATGATAGAGAAGATGCTTATGTTCATAATTATAGCATAAGCACCATTGAAATAGATGAAACAACTGACATAAGCCAGTTAGAAGTTATTAAGCACTAAATAAAAGATATATATAAAAACCAATAGCAACGACCACAGTAAGATAAAATATTGTTTTAGCCATTATACTTAACCAATTAATTTTATCTTCTTTACACTTCTGATAGTGGCCTTGATTATCTAAATAAAGTTTTGTCATTTTCTCTCCCTAGCTACAAACGATAGTTCTCTTTTTAGTTCACTTTGTAATAAAGAGATTTCTGTTTGTTTATTGTTGTAGTTAGTTTTAAACATTAAGTAAAAAGTTTCTGCTTCTATTAAAACGTGCTTTTTAGACTTATATTCTTCATCTAACATTATTAAAGCTTCAATTTCTTTTTGAGTCATTTTTTCTTCTTTTTTTTTAAAGCTTATATAGAGTTCTGCGTTCTTTTGTTTAAGATCAGTTTCTCTTTTTAATAATGCAGAATACCAAAAGTTATACTTTTCAGAAAACTCTCTTAACTCTTTCATTAATGTTTTTGTATCTACTTTTAAATAATCTTCTGTTGACATATTTTCTCCTATGGGTAGTCGTAGAGGTCTTGGACAAGTTCTTTATTATCCTTGACCTCATCAGTTAGCTTTTTATTTTCTTCTTCGAATCTTGAAAGTCTTAAACGAAGTTTTGCATTTATACTTTTATGGGCTTTGTCTATCATTCTAAACCGATCATTATCATTTATTAATCCGTCTATATGAGTTTTAAGCATTATATTATTTTTCTCTAATGCTTTTACTTGTAGTTCTAGGTCTTTAACTTTTTCCAAATCATTCATATTTAAAATGGAATTTCATCATCTAAATCAGATAATTGAGCAGTAGTTGCCTTATCAGGTGCTGATGGTTGTGCCTGTGTCATTGGTTGTTCAGTATATCTTGGAACTGAATCTCCAATAGATTTCATACCATCAATATTTTGAGGTTTATAAGGTTTAGCCATATAGTAGCAAATTGTTTGTTCTGTATCTTTACCATATTTAGATTCTTTAGCTTGTTGAATCTTACTAGCAACTTTAAGTTCGTAACCCTCATTAGCATAAGCTTGAACTGCTGGTGTGTTATACCAATCAACTATTTGCGAAATTGAATATAGTTTTTTTGTTAAACTACACATCAATTTAGATTTACTCGCTGATGCTGAATATTCATATTTAGGACTTATGTTTCCTGTTTCATATAATCTTACTGAAAGACCACAGAAAGGTTTTCCGTATTGTTTTTTATCGTACATTTTTTTTCCTTTTGGTTTGCGTTTGTTGTTTTTTCCACTCTTTGGTTTCAGATAGACAAGCACTTTCAAACTTATCAAGATATTTACATATCTTAAATGTTTTTAAGTATCTTTGTTTATCCTTGTACATTCTAATTGATATGTCTTTTAATTTATCTTTTGGAATATTTATAATTCCATAAAAATCAATTTTAATATCAGTAGAATCTTCTATTAGCTTTTTATATGTTGCTAATTGAATCGGTTGATCAGGGTAAAAGTCTTTAGATGTTTTAAAATCTAATAGAATTGTTTGCCCTTTTTTATTTTTTATTATTGCATCAAAAGTACCACATACATCTAAATCTGCTGAATAACAGGTTTGTTCTGTTGCCAAAACTTTATAACCTCTTTTATCCCACCATTTAGTGAATTTAGAATACATAGTCTTTAAAGGTTCTGTTTCAGGAGTAACTACTTTAACACCCATAATATAATCCTCACAGATAGAGTGCATCATAGAACCTGTTTTAGCATCTTTAATTGCTAACTTGTCAGATTTTTCTTTTAAAGATTCTATAAAGTTTTCTATGTAATCTATTGGCTTACCCTCATCTTTAAGTTGCCACTCTAAAGCTTTATAAGGCAATCCTTTAGCCCAATTTATTAGAGCATTTTTACCAAATCTAGCACCAATTAAAGTAGTAACACCTTTTTTTACTTCTCCATTAACAATATATCTATATCTTTTATCATTAGGTCGAAACTCAATTTGATTTTTGTGTTTATCTTCTGTTTTTCTTATTTGTGGTTTAGTCATTTGCACTCCCATTCATATATATTTTCTTATTCAAAGCTTCAAGTGGTCTGAAGAAGTAAGACCAATCGGTGTTAGTAGCTTCACAGAATATCTTTAGCTTTTTTAAAGAGATTTCATTAGTTGGCTTTTCATATTTTTGCACTTGTTGAAAAGTAACTCCTAGCTTATTGGCTACTCTTGTTTGAGTATATCCTAACTCAATTCTTCTTTGTCTTAATCTAATTCCTATATACTCAACGAATTTAGACTCCTGTTCTTTTTGACTAGCACCATTCATAGTAGCTAGACAATTTCTTAATCTTTGTTTGATTAAGCTTATGTTTCTTACTTGATTATCGGTGATCATTTTTTCTCCTTTTCTTCTATTTGTTTTCTTTTTTTTCTAATATCATTTATTTGATTTTGTAAATTTATAACTACATTTAATAAGGCAATCTCATAACAATATAATTCATTTACATTTGATTTTTTTAGATTAATTAATGACACTATGACCTCTACCTTTTAAACATTGTCTATAATAAGCTTGGTATTTAGTTTCCATCTTTGGACTAAAAACCCAATAAGTTACATTAGACATTTTTGTTGTATTGTTTTTTGCTAATTGAGAACATAACATTTTATCATTAGTTACATTCTTGGCTTGGCTTTCATTAAAAGTTCCTGATTGACCATTAGAGTCAATTAATGGCTTATAACTAGCACACCCTTGTAGTAGAGTGATAGATAGCCCTATTAACATTATCATTTTTCTCATTTTATATTTCCCCTTTGTTACTTATGCAGTATGATATTTTAAATTATGAATCTTCCAAGCTTTCATTCTGTTTTTCTCTTTTATGAATAAAGCTTCTCTTTCAAGTTTTCTTTGTTTTTCAAAATCCTTGAAATAAGATTTCTCTAATTTAACCAATCTTTTCTCCATTAGATTTACCTTGTTGCGTGTTAATAAAATCTGCTTTTTCTAGCAGATGTTTTTCAACGTGAGTACCCATTGTATTCACATTTGAAACTTCTTTACCAATATCAAAAAAGAAAGTTTTTTTGGTATTAAATACTCTACCAAACTTTTTAGATAACTCTTTTGATACTGATGAACCTTTAGGTATTTTCATATAGACCTCGCTTGTTTTAATATATCTATTTTTTGTTGATTTTTAGAATAATTAAATTCAGCAACAAAGTCATTATCAACTTTATTAAATGTTGCCCAATCATAGTAAATTGCGTTTGGGTTATCATCTTTACTTACATACCACACAGGTGTCTTTGTATCTGCAAAACACTCTATCTTTTTAAATAGACCTGTTGCAACAGTATGTAGTATTTTTAAAGTGCAAGTTTTTTGTTTAACTTTTCTTTAGAA